GGCAGCTTTCGCTCCTAAAAGTCTTGGTTTAGAATCTCTTGAAGCTCCTACTCCATTTCCCATGATGACTTCGTCTCCTAACTCAGAATCTGCTCTGGGTGAGTTATCAACTCATCCAGCATCAATTCTGAGGTCTAGATTGGCTCTGTGGAGATATCCACACCTAATCCAGGCACTGGGGGCTATGAAGGACTTATTGCCTAAGTCTCCTGCTTTTGATAGCATTTGGCTGTGGTCAACTAGGTACCTTCAAAGTGTAATGGGCTTTGCTTCAATATTTTTCCCTAAAGGTAATACTGTTGAGTTTTATAAGATGTTTGACATTCTTATGAGACCCAGCAAATTAAACTTCGTTGGGAAAATTGGTATGAAGCAAGAAGCGGCAGGGAAGGTGAGAATATTCGCTATGGTTGATCCTTTTACACAATGGTTACTTAAGCCTCTACATTCTTATCTGTTTAGTTTGTTAAAACAACAGTCTGATATAGATGGAACTTTTAACCAAGGGAAACCTTTAACTAGGATTCCTTTTGGAGTGGCTCCGTTGTATAGTTTCGATCTAAGCGCAGCTACGGATAGACTTCCAGTATCATTACAGGAAGCTATACTTTCTCATAAGTTTGGGGAAGTGTATGCGGCTCTGTGGAAGGTGCTACTTGTACATAGGGACTATCTACTTCCTGGAAAGGAACAGAAGTCCATATCGTACGTTGTAGGTCAACCTATGGGGGCACTATCGAGCTGGGCCATGTTGGCCTTTACTCATCACTTTATCGTTCAAGTTGCTGCTTGAATGGCAGGTTTTCCAAAAAGGAAACTTTTTAAGAACTACGCCGTTCTTGGTGACGACATAGTAATTTGGGATAAGTCAGTGGCAGACAACTATCTTAAGATCATAACTGGTCTTGGGGTAGAAGTTGGTCTTGCAAAGTCAGTGATCTCCGTAAAAGGGGATTCAGTTGAGTTTGCGAAACGAACTCTAAAAGGGGGAGAAGACGTAAGTCCTATTCCTCTTAAGGAGTATGCTGCTGCACTTGATAAATCGGCTTCTTTAGTGAGCTTTGTTAAGAAATATAACTGTACTCCAGGCGCTGAAAAATCAATGCTTGGGATGGGTTATAAATCATCAGAGTTATCCCTAAGATGGCAGATGTGGTCATTGGTAAAATTATATCCAGTTCAGTGGTCAGATGTTAGCACTCTTTTTAGAGGCTTCCATCCTAACATTGGATCTGTGGCCGGATTAAAATATTTAGAGACAAAATGGAAAATTTTGGCCTCCATATATTTAGGTATGGCACAGAGATTATCAAGGTCTGCTGAACAAGAGTTCACAACTATTGATAATTATATTGCGAAGGACTTAGGAAATTCTAATCCCATCTTCTTTAATATATTTAGGGCTGTTTACGGGGACAGATTGTCTTCCGCATTCAAATCTAATCTATTATGGAAAGATGAATTGGTATCTCTTTATGATCAACTAGCATTGGGTATCTCCAGAGCTTTTGCAACACTTTACAGGTCCTATCCTGCTTTAATGCAGAGGAAGACAGTAAAGGGAGTTGCGGGGCATTTAGCCGGTTTATATATCTTTCCAAAGGTATATGATCCGGATGGAGTTTTATCAGTATCACCTGCTGACGAAGAGTTCAAGAAACTTGAACCGATCGTGAAGAGGATTCATACTATCTCTAATGAAATGGGAAATCAACAGCTATCCACCCTAATATCTCCTAGTCAAGGTAAGTCAAGCGATTCGAAAGAATTAGCAAGATTACAGCGACTTTGGAACACCTGGTCAGGTGCTATATTAGAGGTACGTCAGTCATCCATTTTTCCAATAACCATGATTTTAAGAAGTATGCGAAGAATGTCTCGTGTTTTCACAATGCGATATGCTGCTTCAAGAGCTGCTCAACCAAATATGCTTTCCTTCCTTTTAGGAGGGGGGGTTATTTGGAAAGGCATTAGCTTTATGCTAATATGGG